GGAAAGTATTACGCGCGCAAAATTCCTTCGATTATTGGAACCTGGGTTCCCAAATCGAAGAAACCGCCAACGGCGTTTCATCTACTGCCTGGTGGTCAAAGGATGGTATATCGTGGACGTACAAGACCGTTTCAAGCAAAATGGGTGGGACCTGACGACTGGGCCCATATTGCTCGTACTGTCTACTATGAGGCTCGGGATAAGTGGTACCGGCATCCTGACTCTGACACTGATCTCAGTCGGATCGATTTTAAATGTCCTACTGTCAAGATATTGCCTGTAAGTACCGCAAAGGGCCATAAGGTCCGTATAGCCTCCCAAACCTCAGTTGGATTGACAAGTTTGCTGTCTCCATTAAACGATCAAATGATACGTATATTGAAAAAGCATCCTCCTTTCCGTGGAGCATTCAATGCCGATCCCAGAGATATAGCTCGTCGGCTTTCTAGAGAGAAATCTCTAACAGCCTTTCTCATGGCATCAGACTTAACTGATGCAACGAACTATACTTTACACTCCGCAGCCCGCGCAGCTGTCGAAGGGATGGCAGATGCTCTTGCCTGGGACCATGAGCTACGGCAGATCGCGTTAGAATCAGTGGGACCCGTCCATATCATCTCAGAACTCGACGAGTTCATCTCCAAAAGAGGGACGATGATGGGACTACCACTATCCTTTTCTGTTTTATGTTTCTTGCATTGGTTTGCCGCAGACAATGTAGTTCGAACCGGCGGTGGGCTCAACAACTATGTGTTGTATGGCGATGATTTTGCTGCCCGTTGGTCACCACAAGCTATGGAGAGCTACTCATGGAATATGGAGCAACTCGGGTTCATGGTTAACCGGAACAAAGCTACGATATCTCGTTACGCTGTTACCTTCTGTGGAGAGTTATATGTCATTAAGAGAAGCCGAAAACAAAGTACGGCCCCATCCAAAGCACAAGACCTAACTCTGGGCCACTTTATCCACAAGAAGTATTATGACAAGGAGATCAGTAAGAGGAACAAGATATACGGAGGTGTCAGACACGTGCCTAGACCCAAACTTTCCGCGATGTTTATGAATGGAAATGATAAGACAGATATCGCTAAAGCAATTCACCCTGTCTTCAAGTTTGGACCTATCTATGCTGAAGAATATGAAAAGGCCCCCTCCGATATGAAGAAACG